CTGGGTGTACGTCGGCGGGACATTTGACATGTTCCACTACGGTCACATGAACTTCCTCCGTGAGTGCCAGAAGTATGGTCCAGTTATTGTTTCACTAAACACTGACGATTTTGCTTCTCGGTACAAAAGGGCTCCGATCATGACGCTTGGAGAACGTATGGAGGCGCTTGCTGGGTGCAAGTACGTCGACGACATTTGTGTCAACATTGGTGACGAAAACTCAGGGTTGACCATCGATAGGATTACCGACCGACAGATCGCTTACATTGCACACGGGGACGACTGGTTCGGTCAAGACCTTCTCCATCAACTAGGAATCGACGATGACTGGCTAACAAACAGAGCAATCAAAATGCTGTACGTCCCTTATACCAAGGGGATATCTACATCAGACATTATTGGGAGGATCAATGGCGACACTAACGGCGATTGTGACTGCTCACGAGGATGAGCAGAACCTTCGACGAATCCTAAAGGATCTTCACGAGTGGCAGGTCAGGAAGCCAGACGAGATCATCGCCCTGGCGTCGGACATCGACCTGACCGCTTTGCGATCCGAGTTCCCGAAGGTACGCTTCTACGAGGAGCCAAACCTGGGGGACTGGGGTCATGCAAAACGCGCAAAAGGGCTCGATCTGGCAACCTCGGACTACGCTGGGTGGTTCAACCACGATGACTCCTACCACCCAGATTACATCCTAGACATGATGAGACTTGCAGAGTCTGGCAATGATGTGGTATACTGTGGGTGGTCTAAAGACTCACAGCCTAAGTTTAAATCTGGACGTTCTACTTCTGGAAACTATATCGTCCAGATTGACAAGGGAAGGGCTGCTGGGTACTCCGATCGCCACTACGAGGCGGACGGAACCTTTATCAACAGAATTGTAGACAAGGCAAATTCTATTGTCTTCTGCGATCGAGTTCTATACTATCATAACGAGGTGCGATAATGGCACGAAGTGCAGCATGGCAGCGCAGCGAAGGCAAGAACCCAAAGGGCGGTCTTAACGCCAAGGGTCGCGCATCCTACAAGGCGCAGACTGGCGGCACGTTGAAGGCTCCCGTCAAGAAGGGCGACAACCCCCGACGCGCATCATTCCTTGCCCGCATGGGTGGGATGCCAGGACCAGAGCGTGATGAGAAGGGTCGACCGACCCGACTGCTGCTAAGTCTCCAAGCGTGGGGCGCAAGCAGCAAGGCTGATGCCAAGAGCAAGGCTTCTGCGATCAGCGCACGTAACAAGGGGACTCGTGGTCGGTAATGAAACTGCACGAGATCTGGCTCTCGGTCGCACTGACATCGAGTTCTTTGCTCGGCGCTGGCTCAATATCGATGGGCACCGAGGACAAATTGACTGGTGGCGTGCCTGCGCAGAGCGGGATGACTCAGGGTATCGACCAAGATACCTTACCACGGTTGTATCCGCGGGAAATCGTGCGGGGAAAACGATGGCGATGGCGATCCTCTGCCTTCACCACGCCTTGTACAAAATGGGCATTCAACAGCCAAAACCTGACGATCCCTCAGACGCCCGACGATGGTCAAACATCCCGTACGAATGGTACCACGTAGGAATCCAGCAAGAAACTGCTGAACTTGTTCACCGAGAGATTGCATCAATCCTCTCTGGTAATCACCCAGCCCAAAAAGGAAAAGGGTGTGCACTCACAAAGGAACTCGGGAACATCGCCACGTTGGACAAGAAGTACCGAGGAGAATACCTCTGGATTAAGTTCCACCCAGTAGTTGGTGGGGCGAGCATTCACTTCCGAACAACACAGGAGAAAGCGAAGGCGCTTCTCGGGAAGGACATGAATGGGATCTCGTTCGACGAGGCGGCATTCGAGCCCCACTTGGTGGAGATCTACCAAGAGGTCCTCAACCTCCGACGCCTCTCCACGGGTGGTCCGCTCCACTTCATCGGAACGCCGACGGAAGGCATCGGCGACTACTCCGACCTCTGGGAAATGGGAAATCCCGAAAACCCAGGACGGGATTCACAGTTTATCTCCTTTCGGCTTTCAACCCGCGAAAATGTTGGATACGGACTTACCAAAGAAAACTTCGAAGCGATCGTCCGCCAGCAAGCCGAATACCTCGTCGCACAAAACGTCGACGGGTACTTCATCGCATACCTCTCAGCGCAATCAATCGACGGATGTTTTGATCCTGACATTGATACAGAATGTCCACCACAAAGGGGACATCGCTATGTCCAGGGATGTGACCCAGGTATTTCTTCTGACTCAACATGGTCGGTCGTACTCGATTACTCAGATCGAAAAAGAATTAGAGGAGTACGAGCAAGACGACGAATTGGAAAGCAAACTATTCCGTCCGTGGTGAACATGGTTCGGGAAAACGCACTGCTGTATCAGCAGGACGGTGCTTTCTGCACAACGATCGTTGACGAGACTGGTATGGGCGGGCGTCTCTTCCGACAGGAGTTTAACGTCATTAAGCCACTCAGGGGATACGACTTCGGCGGGACTAAGTCCAAGAAGTTAGTCCTCCTTGCAACGTTGAAGTCCATGCTCGACAAGAAGGAATTGATTTTCCCTCGGGGACAGCCATGGGACGACCTACGCAGACAGTTGCTGTCGTACAAACTAAACGATAAGAAACTCGAAACAGACGCAGTCATGGCTCTTGCGCTTGCCGTATGGTACGCGTCAAGGAATCCAGATCAACCAGTCAAGGATCCAGTATTTTCCTATTATGGAGGAAGTGATTAATGGCTAAAGTTAGAGGCGTTCCTCGCGCATTCCAGGGGACTAGGGCGATTCCTGGTCAGTACACGACTGACCCAGATATCGCTACCCCAGCGCAGATTAAGTCAATCGAAAAGGCTGTCAATAAGGCTCGACGACTCTCAACTGGAGAGATCATTCGAGAACCGCTTGGCGGCGGGAACCCCCTTGTTACCCAAGCCACACCAGCCACGGTTACGGCTGGATCCACCTCTCGATCTGTACCAAAGGCAAAAGACGGCATCCGAGCAACGGGTCCCGCGGTTGCCACTTCTCCTGTTGCGCTAAACGCAAGTGCTGGTGGAATCGGGGTACCGATTAACAAGAGGTTTGCTAAACTTGAAGTAGGTAAACTAACCGAGACCCAGTCAGCATCCATCAAGATGCTTAAGACGAGCCTTGAGGTTCAAGACGTAAACCCAGACACCAACTTTGAGTTCAACCTGTTCGGTGAAGTCCTGATGCGAAAGCAGACTTCGGAGCCAGAGCAGAACCGATTGCGTGCACTGTTCCGTCGATTCGACAATCTCTACCATCCGAATGTAATCACCCTTGGCGGTGCTGACCATTGGGCTGATGACGCCACTGCGCGTACCGCTGGTCGAGCCCACGTATCGGTCAACGTACACGCGGCGTATGTCAACATCCCCGCATCGTTGCAGGCGGTCATGCCTGTTATCAACTACATTCCTGCGGGCGAAGACAAAGACTCCCGCCTCATGGCAGCAAACGCCGAACGCCTCTTCTTCCGATGGGCAGAAGAGAACCAGTTTGACGTGCTCCTTGAGGATGCCTGTTTCATCAAGTCGCTTTACGGATACACCGCAGGTAAGGTCTATTGGGACGCAGAGAACAGACTCCCTAGGCTCCGAATTGTCGAGATGCCAGAAAACCTATACCTTGGTTTTGGAATGTCCGACTTTAGCCGACTGGACTGGGCGCTCTATACCTATGGTATGAGCCCACAGGCAGTCGAAGAGGATTACGGGATTAAGGTAGTTACTACCCAGCAGGGTGGTAAGTGGTACAACTACACCGCCTCAACGCACGATGACCCGATTGCCAACGTCTACCAGAATCAGTTCGAGCGCAACCCGCTCCGACGTGAGACTCCGTACGAGATGCAGCAGGTCGAAGTCTACGACTATTGGTACAAGGTCCCAGGAGCCCCAGGAAAGGCTCCTACGGTCTACAATGCCATCTTCGTCGGCAACACACTCGTTAAGAACAGCCGACACACCGAATACCGCGGGGAGATCCCGTACGTCCTTCTTTCTAACGCAAAGGTTCCTGGCAGCCCATATGGTAAGCCAGAACTTTACGACGTGGAGCAGTTGCTCCGTGAGAAGGACGAGCGAATTACCAACCAAGCGCAGATGATCCACTCGGTCATTGGCGGACAGATGTTCCAATTGGTTGGACCAGAGGCACCAGACGAGATCCCAGCCAACGCAATCCCAAAGCCAGGGAAGATGGCGGCGCCTGGACCAGGCAACGAGATCCGATCGATCTCGCCATTCATTCCTCAGTTCCAGATTGAAGACTATAACCGACGAGTCGACAGAGAGATCGCGGTGGTTACGGGGCTTAATGACCTCCTCCTCGGGCTCGCACCTTCGGGTGTGCTCGGGTCATCCCGTGCCATCGCGTCTCTCGTCGCAAACTACGAGGCACGCATTGCCCCGAAGCGCAAGTTGCTTTACTCCTGGATTAAGCAGGTGTGGAAGATGTGCGCACAGATGTG